CGTTGTGGATTAATACCAATAGAATCAAAACATTGTTCTTTAAAATGATTAGCTAATTGAATTCTACTCATTAATCTACTAGTCTGCTCCATGTTAAGAGTTTGATAGTGATTAAAGTTTGTAGCATTTTCTGTATTAGTAATGGAGGTATCTAGCGGCAGCATTTGAAAATCTTTCATTGCCACATATGCTTTAGCATAGTTATTTTTTCCCCAATCTTCCCCCATAGAGTGGCGAGGTAAAGCATTCTGATCAAACATAATAACTGTACCTAACTCATCAATAAGAATATCAGCTATTTGGTTATTAACCATGTTGTATCCTACTTGATATGCCTTCATTAAATCTACTAAAGATGTAGACCTAGTATTTCTATCAGAAAATACTCTCCCCTCAACTGGAAGTTTACATCCATATAATGAGTTATCTCCTTTAAATTGAAAAGGTAATCTTCCAGGCTTTTCTCTATTGATACCTAGATAAATAGGATTTACATTATCATCCATAGTACTCTGCCACATTGCAGGTACATTTGGTCCTATTTTTACACCGCCCCATGTTTCGTTAATCCAAATCCACTCTACGTGTTCACCTTGCAGCAATGTGTCTTTAGATTTATTCTTAAAAATTGATGTATCATAAACTGGTTTTTCAGTTATTTTAAATGATTCATCAATTATTTCTTGTGTTACTTCCCCATCAAACTCAATCTTAGTTAAATGCCCTACTTTTCTTTGAGTTTTCCAATATATTGTAGAAATCCGCATTAAGTTTCCGTCACCCCATTGTTCTAAATCCTCACTCTGAGAAAGGATTTGTGTTAATATATCCCCTCCACGAGCTGGATCAGCCATATAATTACTTGCGTATTGTCTGTATGCTAGACCTGGCATTTCAGTATTCCATGCGTGTGATCTAGTTGCATCATAATAAGAACCATCATTTTGGTACCCATTAACTTGATACTGTGCAGAACGAGCAGGATATATTCTTTGTAAAGATGATAGTTGTTTTTCATCCATTAAATAACCATACTTATCTACTACATCTGAAACAGTCATAAGATCAACTTTACCTACATAGTTTGAATCAGCTATATATCTTTGATCTGGAGATTTTTGATAAAATGTTAAAACAGGATTCCATAGTTCTACTTCGTAGTCATCTTCTAACATACGGAAATGCCAAAATTCTCTATCAGCAATAAGCATATCTCTAAAGCCTCTTTCTTCAAGCTCTTGCATTTTAAATCTTTCCTCATCTACATTTAATTGATGAGTAGCCCATTCCTCTATACTGCTTCTGTATGATTTACTAAAATAATCTTCTATTTCAGGTAGGGATTTCATATTTTCAGGAGATAGCTGTTGTTGTGCCTCTTCTGATGCTGGATCCATTCCAGCTTCAAGCATTTTTAGAATCAAATTTCTTTCTGCATCAGCCAATAAAGATTCTTCAATCTTAAGTTTTTTTTGCTCAAGCATTTCATTATATGACTTATCATCCACTGCTCTAAACTGAACTTTATTATATCGTTTAGTAAACTCCCCGCTAAGTACATTAATAACATTAGGAACAATAGGATAAAATTTAAGCTCTAACGCAGAATCATTTTCTTTTGTTAGAACATCCATCATTTCTTTATAATCATTGTCTTCTTCAACAATGTAATCTGACTTATCAATAATACCTTTAGCTAACTTATAATTTTTTAAAAGTCTTCTGGCGTTTGTTCTTAAAAATTCAACACCTTGTAATTCTAACCAATCTAAATTCCATGCTGCCCAATCATCAGTTTTTTCTGAAGAAGGTATAAACTGTACTGGTTGAGTTAAACTAGAATAGGTAGGGCCTTCTTTAGCCTTCTGTCCATTTTTTAACTGCATTGCATTTAATACTCTCATTCCGTATTCTATTTAGTTAAGTCTATTTATAATTTCTAAAACCCGATCTTCTAGGTCTACTACCATTAGGTAAAGCTGACCGTCCAATATTTTTAAACGGACTATACTTTAATTTACCCATTTTTTCTGAATTTACCAAAGATTTCTGCTCTGATTCGCGTCTTTTTGAATATCCTCTGTTTGATTGCTGTATTTTAACAAAAGCTACTAATGCACCAAATGCCACCAACCTATCCACGTTTAAACCTGGGTAGTATGCCAACATCTCTTTTACTAGCATAGGATCCGGAACTCTTTCAACACCAAAAGTTTGATTTGTAACAACACCATTTATATCTGTTTCTTCATCTATCACCTCTCTTAAAAATTCTATTGCATAAGAAATTAAATGACTTTTAAATAATGTTCCAGTATTTTTCCATCCATATTCTTGGTATACAGTTTTATTAGAACCCAGATCTTTTAAAAATAGTATTTGCTGCTTGGGAACTAAATATCTTTGTTTTTTTCTTGCAATCATATGCTGAATAAATAAAGAAATATTATTCTCCACTATTGTCCATGCATTATACCATTCAATTATTAACTCTAATCTTTCATGTGTCTTATTAATATCGTCAAATCTACCACACCATGCAGCCACTATCTTATCTTTCTCTAAGAATTGCTCTACATCCCCTGCTTCAGTAGTTCTGGTTACTTCTGTAGCGTTTTTATAAACAAAAATACTACATAACGAATCTGATGTAGTAGTTTTTCCTTCTGATACCGGATCAATAGATGCATAGTATGCTCCAAACTGCGGGCTTTTAATTGGTCTTTCCCAAACTACTATTGTACCTGTTTTATCTATTTGTTTTTTATCAACTGGGAATTTGGAGATGGGTAATTTATTAGTTCTTTTAGCAGATATTCCTTTTTCATCTCTATCTAATTCTATAAGCTCATAGGGATATTCTTTTTCTTCTATTCTTTTTTGTTGTCTAGATAATATAGCTTGTGGAAATATTGATGCTTTTCTATATGCAAATGCCTCTGCTATATTCATTGGCTTTTGAGAAATTCTTAATTGAAATTGTTCTCCATTTAATTCATTCTTCCAACGTGATCTTTCTTCAATAATTGCTTCTATAGCTTTTTCTACTAAAGAGTTGCCAAAATCATCAATAAAAGGAGGCATAGAATGTTGCTCAGGAATAAAAAGTCCCGCCATTCCTATTGTCCCATCAGCATCCATTAGGTTTGTTTCTACAGAATAGATGTCATTTGCTCTAGGATTTAAAATCATTTCCTTTAATGGGTTACATTGCTGAAGATCTCCCACTGATCCTGCTGCTATAAACATACCCGTGGTCATCATACCAGATGACATAGCAGGACGTAGATACTCATATGTATCTGACATCTTAGGAGCAATACCCGCCTCCTCATGAAAGAAGTATGTACAAGGACCACCTACACCCGTGGTAGCATTTTTTTCAAATGAGCCACCTTGTATTTTAGATTTTAATCCTCTTGCTGTTTTTCTATTTCCTATCTTTACTTCAATCTGTTGTTGCCATAGCAAAACCTTTTCTGGATTACTAGGTCTATACCATGCAGTATGTTCATTTAAGAAAGTTTTATACTCATCTAAAAACTTCCATGATCCTTTATCATTAATAAAGTCTTTTAAAGATGCTCCAATCTTGCATATACTACCTTCTTCAAACCAATATGTATTTATAATCTTACCCATATGGAAATAAGAAGAAGCTATCTGACGTTTTTTAAGTATTGCTGAATGTTTATTATTTAATTCAGCTAACAGCTCATATAAAGCCATATGATATTGCGCATCTCGTACTTTTGCAAAGCCATACTTTTTTTCTTCTTTATCAAAAATTGGTAAGAAGTTTAACCACATATAATAATCTCTAGTTAAAAAGAAACTTTTATTTTTATCTTTATATATTACACCCTCTCTACATTTATTCTTTTGATCTTCCCAGTAGTTGGTGAAATCTTTAGACCTAAAAGGTTTGTTGCAATAAAAACCTTGCTCATTAAATAATTTTGCTTCTGTATTAAACTCATACGACAAAGCATTAAGCCCATAAAGACCTGGTTCACTAAATATACTTAATATATACTCAACGAATGCAGGCTTGTCTACGAACTCAGTTACTTCCCATTCACCATTATTATATGTAGGGATGATTTTATACATCCATTGTAGTAACTATAATTGCAAAAACATCTCCTTCTTGAATAAGCAGGTGCTCTTCTCCGTTATGATTCATTGATGTAGGTAAACAGTGTTCAGTATATTGCACAACATCACCCAATTTAATTTCCTCAACTGATTGACCTAATCCAACCACTTCACCTTTATACTCTTTTTTTTGAGCTATTTCGGGCAAATACAGACCAGATGCAGTTTTTGTTTCAGCTTTCTTTGGTCTTATTAATATTTTTTTTCCCACTGGTATTACTTGTTGTCCCATTTTCTTTAGTTTTTGGTTTAATATCTTTAAAAATTTGTTCATCCCAATAGCAAAAATGCCATGATTCTTTTTTACTATGCATTATAATTGATCATATGCTAAGCCGGCTCCTCCACGAACAGAACTTTCTTGCTCCTGTTTCATATCGGTAAATGCCCCCTTATATGATTGTCTAATCTGTTCAAACTTAGCAGCAGCATTTATCATAGAGTTCATGTTGCCATCTCTACCATGTTCAATGGGAGTTACTTCCATATACTTTGCTAATCTATCTAACATTGCTTTAATTCCTACATAAGCTCTATACGTAGGTGTTTCATACATTTGTTTGCACATATCTAATGCATATCTAATTTTTCCGTCTTCAGGTGATTCTTCTAAAACCACCTCTTCAATAATAATATCCTCTTTCTCATGTTCGGGTAGGTTAAAGAAAGGATTTAGATCAGGATTGGGACAGCTCATGTAAAATATATATTGATATACCTGCATGTACGTATCCGGATACTCATCCATTATAACTTTTAAAAATGGTAAAGCATAACAATGTTCTGAAGGTATAACTTTACTATTTTGTATATCAAATAATCTTACTATCATATTGTTGTGTTTTTATAGGGCATCAATATAACCTTTTACAGTAGCATAGCTATCGGTAATAAATATTGGGGATAAAGATCCTGTTACATATACTTGTCGTACATCCATAATACTACCATCATTGTGATACATTGGCCCAACAGCATTTAATGCAAGAGTGTTTATTGCTATAAGAGATTC